TTGGCTCGCCGAATCTGGTACTACGTTCAGGATCTCCATTCGAAAATCCCGCCCGAGGCAGGGAACAAGGGAGACCCCGTCTATTCTGAATATCTGATACGCTGGCGTATCGGAGACAAGAAAAACGGCATATTTGGCCTGGCCGTGGAAGACGGACCAGTAGAGGAGGCCATTCATAACCTCATCGGGTTTCATAATAGACGGGTGGCGCTGATCGTAGACGAGGCGCCAGGAGTGCGAGAAGCAATATTTGGTGCCTGCGACAACCTTTCGAAGAACCCGGAGTTCAAGGCGTTGATGATGGGCAACGCTGAATCACGCGAAGATCCGCATGGCCGGTTCTCGGAACCTCTGGGGGGATGGCAGGAAATAGACCCGGAAATAGACCGCGAATGGGAAACACAAGGCGCGATGGCCCGAGGCAACGGCGTCTGCGTTTTCTTCGATGGTCGCAAATCTCCGGCTATCACCGAGCCGGACGGGAAGGAGAAGTTCCCTTTCCTGATCAACCAGGACCAGATCCAGAGCGCGTTGGATTATTACAAAACGGACGAAGACCCGCGATTCTGGTCGCAATCGATAGGTTTCTGGCCGCCCATCTCGTTGAAACGCACGGTGTTAGACGAACGCATCGTCATCAACAACCGCTGCCGGGAAGCCGCCACGTGGTACACCAAGTTCAAGACCTACGCCGCTTTTGATCCTTCCTACGAGGGCGGCGACCGTAAAGTATTTCAGGGTTTCAGGATGGGCCGTCTAGGACCGGACGAAAATGAACGCTGGCAGATTGAATTCATGAAGCCGGTGGAATTAAAAATATCGATCCGGGACGACCATGAAATACACTATCAAATTGTTCAGCAGTGCATCGACCTCTGCGAGATGCTGGAAATTCCACCTGAAAACTTCGCTCTCGGCTCTTCCGGGGAGGGAGGTGGTCTACTGGCAATCTTCCGACGTGAATGGGGGGCCGTGGTCGGGATCGAGGAAGCAGGCATGGTCAGCACTCGCCCGATATCCCACTCCAATCCAAAATCATGCCACGACGAGTATGACCGTGTGGTCACCGAGCTGTGGTTTGCCGTGCGTGAGTTTGCCATTCACGGTTGTCTCCGGGGATTCCCCGACGACGCCTTGCGAGAGTTTTACGTTAGACGGTGGGACATCCAGAACCACAAAGTAAGGCTGGAAACCAAGAAGGAAATGAAAAGCCATTTCCGGCGCAGCCCGGACTATGGCGATGCCGTGAGTTTTTGTGTCGAGCTGGCCAGACGCATGGGCGCCGTAGCCGGTAACCCTGCGCTGATCAAGGTCAAGAAATGGGGCAAGAAAGATCAGGAAGAGTACGACTTGGTGGTGGCCGGCGAGGACAGCTTCGCAACCCAAGGATCAATGGACTATGACTACTAGGGCGCAGCACGAAAAGGAACGCAAGAAAGACGAATTCCCGAACAGCGGTTTGCTTTCCAGGAACGATAAGAAAGACCCAAATAACCCGGAACATAAAAGATACGCCGATTACAAAGGCAAATGCGATATCGGAGGGGTTCCCTATTGGATAAACGGGTACATCAAGGAAAGCGTCCACGGAAAGTTTCTGTCGCTGCAGTTCAGACACCGTGACCCAAGACCAGATGCAGAAACTCATTGAACAGAACACGGTTCCCCCGGACGGCTTCAGATATACTCAGGCAGAGACCCGCACCACGATCCGCGCCCCGGACTACCACAATCTCTTTGAGAACGTCAAGGAACACCGGAAAGCCAACAACCTGCCGTTAGGCACCTTCTGGGAAGCCGAGGTCGAAGACCAGCTTTGCCAGCAGCTTCCGGCCGGATTCTGCAAGCAGTCCGTTCCCGGTCAGGTGCGGAACGTTTTTTCCCGCATTGGCTGGGACGAAGTTGTGCAGGGAACCCAGACTATCGTGGACTGGGCCACTAAAGGGTTCGCTCCGGTAGACCAGAATCTGGCCAATACCAGGGCCGACATCTGCAGCCGGTGTTATTTCAACGTGCAGATCGGCAGCTTGTGCGGAGCCTGTGGCCACCTGCAGAACCTGGCGTCTAAATTTACCGGAGGCCGCAAAACAACTTCCGATCCGTTTTTGAGAGCCTGCTCGGTCTGCAAATGCAGCCTGCAGGTAAAGGTCTGGACGCCGATCGAGTCCATTAACCGTGGAACCAAAACAACCAGCCCGTACCCGGAATTCTGCTGGATTAGACGCGAGCTGGCTACCTTAAGGAGTCATAAAAAATGATCCTCTTGATTCAGTGGCTGGTGTTGGTGGTGATTGTATGCCTATTATACTGGGTCTGCTCGCAGTTTGCCCCGCCGCCCATCATGAAAGTCGTTATGGTGGTGTGCGTGGTAGTGATCGTCATCAGTCTGATCTGGTTGTTTCTTCCGATGCTCCACATAGGAGCATTACCGCCGTCGAGGTAAGTCTATGAGTTGGGAAAGCATTTTACTGGACAGTCTGGAAACCCGTGACCCGTTGACCGGGAAAACCCACATGCACATTCCCGAGACGCGGGTCAAAGACTGCTTCTCGGCCAGGCAAATCTGCCTGAAGATGCTGGACAACGACCGGCTGAGAGCGCGTGAACGCGCCAAAGTTCAGGGCATGATAGACGGAAATCAGCCATATGATCCGGTAAAACTGCGTTCTTTAGGACAAGGTTGGAGAACCAATTTAAATTTTATGGAGGCGCACTCCAACATCCAGAGCGTCAAGACTCCGTATTTTGCTCTGATTGGCAGCGTTCCGCACTTCGCAGATATCCGCACCGCCGAGACAGGCCCCAACCGTGAACTCTGGTCTAGCACCATCACCGAGGAGTTCACCAGGATGATCAAACGCTGGCCCAATTTCAGCTTCGAGATGCAGAAAGCGCAGAACGAGCTGGTTAAGTTCGGCATCGGACCCGTTCTGCTAGCTGATGCCTGCGATTGGCGGTTCAAGGCGCTCCGGCACCGAGACCTCCTTGTCCCGGAGCATGGGGCGGCGATTCCATCCGAATGGCCTTACTGGGCTATTCGCACCGAGATGCAGGCCATGGATCTCTGGTTCCGGGTGATGCCCGAGAACGCCGAGTATTCCGAGTCCGTGGGTTGGAACATAGACCAAACCAGAGACGCGGTGATGCTGGCAAGCAAGGATATTTTTGGTGGCCGGATCACTTGGGACGGGCGCAACTGGGAACAATGGCAAACTGCGTTCAAGAACAACGACATCTACATGACCTTGGTGGCCAGCGAATCCCTGATGGTCTACCACCTTTTTATCAAGGAATACTCAGGGAAGCTGTCCCATTACATCCTGGCTGAAAATGCACTCCTGCCAGACTTTCTCTTCAGGCGGGTCGATCGTTATCACAATACCGGGGATGTACTGTCGATATTCCGATCCGACGTTGGAAATGGGGATTACCATTCCATTCGGGGTCTTGGCCGACTGCAGTACCAGCATCTCGAATGCACCAACCGCCTCAAATGTCATCTTTTTGACATGGGGATCGCCGGGACAGCGATAAACCTGCAAGCCCAGACCTCAAAAGCCCGAGATGAACTGATGCTGATGCAGTATGGGCCGGTCAACATCCTGCCGCCCGACGTGCAACTGGTTCAGAACCGCGTGGTCGGATTCCTGTCCGACGCCATCACATTAGACCGGGAACTCAGCTCGCACCTAAGCGCCAACCTCGGCACCTTCCGAAAAGGCGTGGGTTACGGGGCGCAGCAATCGCGGCCGACCGCCACCCAAGTCCAGCAGGATATCATTACTACGACGCAAATATCAGAAGGGCAGATGATCCTGCACTTTCTGGATTTAGACCATCTCTACGAGCAGATGTATCGCCGCGCGTCCGATCCCAACACGTGGGACAAGGAAGCCAAACGGTTTCAGAAATGCTGCCTGAATCGCGGCGTCCCGATGATCGCGATGCGTAATTACGACTTTGTCCGGGCCACCAGAACCGCCGGTTACGGAAGCCCGCAGATGCGACAGATGCGCTCGCAGCAGATGCTCCCGTACCTGGGGATGCTGCCGGAGACCGGCAAGTACAACTGGATCAGGGACGAGGTGATTTCCATTGCCGGACCCGAGAATTTAGACCGCTACTTCCCGCAGCAGGCGTTCCCGACTCACGATCAGTGGGAGGCCAACGTAGAAAACGGCCTGATGCACGCCGGACAACACGTCATGATTGCCGATGGACAGCAGCACGCGGTTCACGTCGATGTCCACCTGACTTCCATCGAGCAGATGATTCAGGCGGCTAACGCGCTGTACCAGCAAGCGCCGGCCACTTCCGGGATCGCCGCGATGATGAAGCTGCAGCAATACGTGCAGACCGAGGTTCCGCATATTCAGGCGCACATGAACCTCTTGGCCAACGACAAGATTCACGCTCCTCAGTATGACGCTCTCCGCACCCGTCTGGGATCGCTCCAAAATGTATTTAGACAAGTTGATGCAATCGTTGAGCAGGGACAGGAGCACATGGCGGCGATGCAACAGGCCCAGCAAACCGCACAGACTGAGGATCAAATCAAGATGCAGCAGGCTCAGAGCGAAATGCAGATCGATCGGGCCATGGCAGCCTCTAAGATACAGAATCAGAATCTCAAGACGCTTTCCCAGATTCAGACTTCGCAGGCCAAAGCTGCCGCGCATTTCCAAAATCCGCGTCAGGCCATGCAGCAGAGTGTGGCTGCTCAAAATGCCGCTTTAAGCCCCGTCCAGCCGCCGCCAACGATTCCTGGTGCCGGATCAGCCAATGGCTCCTCACCGATGGCCGGCGCCGAGGAAATGCCATTCGATTAGACCATGTTCGCCTACGAGGACTTCAGGAAGGAGGCCGGTCTTCGGATCGAGCTGCGGGCGTTTCTGTCTTCCGGGGCCGGTCAGCTCATGATGAATGTGATGCGCCACCGATACCGCGCCTACGATGTACCCGCACAATCCGATGCGCTGGCCAGCGCCAGAATCCTTTCCCAGTTCCACGGCGCAAACGTGTGCCTCGACGAGATCGAGGCGTTGTCGCTTCCGCCAGAGGAAACCGGAATGCCGGAGACCAACTACCGCGTTTCCGAAACCGATCATGAACGGATGCCCAGCGAACAGGAAATGTCGCTGGGCCGTAAGATACCCCCCATCCCACTTGAATAGGAGAAAAGCATTATGCCAGAGGGATTAGACGATCTTGGCGTCTACTCAGGAAGAGGTCCGTCATCACAGACTGCCGAGATGACCATCTCCACAGGCCCGTCGCAACAACCGGCGCCTGTCCAGAATGACCAGACATCTTCCAGCGGCCCGCAAGAGGGCGTCCGTCCGTCCGATCCTGGGCCGGATCTTATCGGCGAACTCGGCAAAGCCTTTAACCGCACGATCGGCGAGCCGCCGCCTCATGCGCCGGAACCACCAAAGGAAACGATTCAGCCTGATGCCCGGAAGCCCGATGATAGTAAACCTGTTCAGGAGCCTGAAAAGCCAAAAGAGAAAACCTGGCGAGATCAGGAGCCTCCTCCGAGCTTTGCAAAAAAAGCACAGGAAGATTGGCGACATTTCCGGCAGAAAGCCATATCGGACGTTGAGGCCAGAGAATCCCGCATCAAGGAGCTTGAGCAGACGATCCAGAATTTTCAGACGTCTGCTCCAAAGAATCAGGAGGAAATCAATCTCTTAAAAAAGCAACTCTCTGACAGCGAGGGGGTTGTGGAGCGGGTGGCCGTCGAGAGGTCGCCTCTTTTTAAAAGCAAGGTGCTGGACCCGGAGGAACAGCTCCGCGCCCGAATGGGGAAGGTTCTAGACGGGACTGGAGTCAGCGCCTCCGAGGCCGAAACTATGTTACATGGCGATCTGAACACTCGCGAGCGCATTCTCGAAGGACGCCAGATGAGCGCCTTCCGCCGCCAGCAGATCGCCGACCTTCTTTCCAAGTGGGATAACGTCGCCGAGGAACGCGACCGCCTGACCAGCCGGGGCCGGGAAAGCCTACAGCAATATCTGCAGGAACAGCAACGCCAGCAGGAGACCGCCCGAGCGCAGTTCATGCGGGAAGCCGAGCAGGTCTTCGAGAATCAGTTCTCCTTGGCCAAGCCCAAGCTGGAAGTGTACAACCACATCGAGGGCAACGACGCATGGAACAAAAACGCCGACGCCCTCAAGACCGTCGCCATGCGCCTCTATTCAGGCAACGTTTCGCGTGAAATGGTCGCCCAAGCCGCGATTCTCGCTCCGGCCGCAGTCGCGTATCAGAATCTGCTCAAAGCAGCCTACGGGCAAATACAGGAGCTTAAGGGCCAATTGGACAAGGTGCGCGGTGTTCAGCCAGAGGTCCGTGACACCGGAGGAGATGTTTCCCAGCCAGGACAGATACTTTCCAGCCCCAACGGCGATTTTGTCAAAAACCTCGTCAGCAGATTCCAGAAGGAAACCGGACTGCAGTGACCTATGGGGTATACCTTCATCACATACCAGAAGTAGACCCCGGAACCCCCCTGCCGGTCGAGGAGATGTATGCCGTGGAATCGCTTCACGGCCCTTTTTACGACCGTTCCTACATCGAGAGAACGGCGATCCAGATCTTGTATTCTGGCGACGCAGGGCATTACCGCCGCGTCATCGGCCTGAAAATAGACGGCAAAATGCGGTGGGCGGCCGAGCAGTGCATTTACGGACCTTACCGCAAACCGGGAGATCGTGCCGATATCTACTTCTGCGAACTGAATCAGGCTATCGCGCAGATCAGGGCAAACGACCGTAAGGAAGCCGAGTGGATCGCCCATTACGAGAAAAGCTGGCGGGAGGAAGCCGCTAAAAGAAAGCATCAGGAAGAAGCTCGCGACAGGTCGATGGAGCAGACGCGGGAAGAAATTCTCCGGATGGAGGAGCGAATGCGCCATCAGGAGCAGATTGAGAACGCCAGAAAGGTGGAATCCTACAGGGACAGAACCAGCAATGATGTCATCTACATCTACAACATGTTTCGCAACTTTCAGGATCAGCGTACCTCAAGCGGCAGGAGGGTGGGAAAGCTGTTCTCGTTCGTCTAATTGCGTCTCCGCGCAACCCGATTGCTTAATCCTGCAATTAATCCGATTAATAATCCGATTAACGTATTGACTAATCCGGGATAAATCCCTAGACGGTCTAATCGGACCCTAAACAGCCTGGCGGATCGGTCCAACGCCTGCGACCCTAAAGTTCCATAAGGTGCTCCGGTCAAGCGCCTAAGAGCCTAACACTCCTTCGGATTGCTCGCCGATTGGGAGATCACGATCCCTAACGCTCTCAAACCAAAAGGCTCTTTTTATGCCCACGCCCACCGCCACGACGTGCGCTGCAGTCAATAATCTGCTTATTCAGGAAACTGGACGTATCGCCGGGGAAATAAACAAACGTCTTGTCAGACGAAACCCCATCATCGGGATGGTTCCCAAGAAGGAATTCCCGCAAGGATTGGGATACACGATTTCAAACCTCACCTTCGAGCGTGCCTTACCGGCCAGCTCCGAGGATACCTGGTCACAGGTACAGCCGTCTAACGACTCCGCCTCCATCAACGCCTGCTTGCCGCCTGTCGAAAACATACAGTTCGGCGAGACATTGCGAACGTTCTTTTTAACACACAAAGCATTCGAGACGCCAGATTTTTGTATACAAGATATTCAAACGTCTTACCAGTTCGAACGTCAGGTGGAGCGAATGGTAGAGGTGCTCGCGAAAGTCACCGAGTGGGAGCTGGGCAACCATTACTATAACAAGTACATCCAGATTTGCGGCCACAAGATCACGGTCAGCACAACCGGCACCGTAGACAACGGGTCCAGCGGGTTCGACACCGCCACGTTACCGAACGGTGCGTTGACCCAAGGCGTCCTTGAGGACATTTACATGACCTTGTTCCGTGAAGGCACGGATGAAAGCGCCATCGGCAGAGTAGACGGAGGCGATGTCTACCTATTGGTCACCGGCTCTGAAACCTCCCGAGACATCGTTCGTCAGAACCCCGATATACGTCAGGATATCCGATTCGCGTTCCAGGGTTCCGGCGAAAACACGCTGATCCAGGCTCTCGGAGAAGCACGTTCCTACGGAGGTTATAAACACCTTCAGATGCCTTATCCGCCCAGATATTCTTGGAGCGGATCTGCTTACGTCCGGGTCGAACCATTCGTTCAGGTCGCCGCGACGAAGGGAAACAAATGGGAACTCAACCCGCTGTATAAGACGGCGCCGTATCAGGTTTCGTACATCTTTCTGCCAAACGTGATGTACATCAACGTGTTTAATCAGGTCGCAAACGTTGCCGGTCTAAGTTTCAACCCGAATTTAGACTACCTCGGCCGGTTTCAGTGGATAAATGAGTGGCACAGGCAATGTAATCCTGATAGGACGATAGGCTACTTTCGCGCCATCATGAAAGACGCGGCGGAGCCGATTCACCCTGAATTAGGTTATGCAATCATGCACGCCAACTGCGGAGTCGATCTGCAACTCCAAAGCTGCGCCAGCTCCTAACAACGCCGGTCTAAAACCAACGAAAGGAGGCCATAAATGCCCGACCTCACGTTTCCTATGCCGGAGGGGTTTATCCCACCCGAGCACATGGGTTCAGATGACACGTTTCAGGCGATGGCCACCTTTCGGCTGGAAGGCGAGAACACGCTGGAGCTGATCGATATCGAAGGATACGCGATTGGCGAAGAGGACACGGAAGGAGACACTGATGCGGCGGAAGACGCTGAAAAAGCTAATGCTTTATCGGCCGCCCAAGGAGCAGGAAGCGCAGCTTCCTCGGAGGCTAACATGGGCGGAGAAACACCTGCTAACCCGGCTGGCGCTCCGCCTGCTGGCGCTGCTGGTCCCGCTGGCCCTCCTAATCAGAATTTCATCTCCCAGATGGGGGAACGATTCAGGAAAGCAACCGGAAGGAAATGAATGTTACTGAGGTTCGCCTTTGCTCTTTTGCTTCTGTCGGGGATCGATAAAGCGGCCCCGTTTTTGGTGTGTGACCAGTACCCGTTCCAGACGGAATCGGGTCTAAATGTTGCCAGTTTCGTGATCGGAGGGCTGCCAGGAAGCCCGATTGCCGTGCCGGCCACCGTAGACCCAACCTCTAACGGACAATATCTACACTACGATCTGGCTAACATAAACCTATCAAATGGAACGAGTTACACGATCACGGCTTTTGCCGTGAACGTCTACGGTTCGTCTGGCCCAGCTTCAACGGTGGTTTTCACAAAAGGGGTGCCCGCATCCCCAAGCCATCTAACCATATCGCCAACGTAATGCGGGTTCAAAACCCATACCTGGTTCAATCCATGCCGTCTAAATGGCAGTCCGTGGGACAGTTTAACTTTTACAATCCGTGAATCCGAACCTGATCAGTTACCCGACGCTGCAGGCCGAGTGCCACGATACCGAGGCGCGCTCGCTCAAGAAGATCACCGACCTGGAGTACCAGCAGGTCAGCACTCTTGCTGCATTAGCCAAGCCTGGTGGAGCACAGGTCGCGATCACAAACTACGTTTACGGAATTGATTACAAGATTCCGGCTGGCGCGGATCTGTTGGACGTTGCCTGTTACAACCCGACCGATTACGACGTCTGGGTCTGCGTCATGTTCAGTCCGGCTGGTGCGCAGGCCGGGATGCAACCGGAGTTCCCAATCCGTGTGTACGCCCATAACCACGCCTATTACGAGGCGATGACGTCCGCGCTTAGCGTCCCTCCGGGGGAAATCTTCGAAATAGCCGTGAGTTCAACCGAATTGTCGCTCACCTGGAACGGGAGTTCGGTTTTTCTCGCTGTCCGACATACTTAGATTATGCCGGTTCTATCTACACCTCCTGCTCCTAGTGCCACCATAGGCGGTCCCGGTCCTCAAGGTCCTGCCGGACAAAGTTCGTACACTTTCACAACCGCCGCAGTAAATGGTTACAACGGAACAGCGATTCTGACTGTTCCAGTCCAGAATACGACCTGGTTGGCTGTAGGCGCTCCGGTATTCATTCCTCAGGTCGGAAGTTTTTCAGTTCAGTCCATCGCGAGTCCGAACATTTCGCTGCAACCGCTCAAGACCGATATCGCTACGCCTCCGTACAATATCCCTTCGGGTACGATGGTGGCGGCGAGCGGATTCCCAGGCTTGAACGGTTCGACGGGAACGACGGGACCACAGGGACCGCCTGGACCTACGGGATCGATTGGTCCGCAAGGGCTGCAGGGACCCGCGGGTCAGGCTGGAGCTGTAGGCGCGACGGGACCGCAAGGGGCAGTTGGTGCTCAGGGCGCAACCGGAGCTACTGGAGCCGTTGGTCCGACCGGACCGTTCGGACCGCAGGGTCCTACTGGAATAAAGGGCGATCAGGGTCCAAGCGGCATACAGGGTATTCAGGGTGTGAGCGGACCTCAAGGACCGGTTGGTGCGACAGGCGCTTCGGGTCCGCAAGGCGTACAAGGACCTCCGGGGCCTGCGGTTGCCGCCCAGGGTCTATGGAATTCTTCGACGGTCTACGCCCAAGGCGATCTGGTCACTTACGGTAACCTTATTTACATCGGCTTGAGGGCGAACCAGAATGCTCAACCTGATACGCATACCCAGGATTGGGCGGTCTTCTCCTCGGTCGGCATCCAAGGACCTCAAGGTCCTCCGGGAACAACAGGTCCGCAGGGACCATCGGGACCGCAAGGAGTACCTGGACCGCAGGGGGTTGAAGGCGCGGACGGCGCGACAGGCGCTCCTGGAGCTGTGGGTCCTGGGGGCGCTCAAGGACCTGTAGGTCCGCAGGGGGCTACCGGTCCTACGGGTGCCACCGGTCCGATGGGACCGACCGGACCGCAAGGAATAGCGGGAACAGGCGCTAATTGGCGGGGAAATTGGAGTCCTGGCGCAACGTATAATCCTTACGACGCGGTTACCTATAACGGCTCTAGCTGGGTTGCGCTCGCGAATAACACGAACGCGCCTCCGGATGTCAATCCGAGCCTCTGGCAAATGATTGCCCAGGCTGGAACGTATTGGTTCACCGGCACTGGACCACCTCCAGCGAGCATCTCAGGATCTAGACCGGGGGATCTTTACCTGGATACGAACACGGGAAATATTTACAAACTGAGCTGAAACCATGGCCTGGACAAGTATTGCGAACATTAAAGGCCCAGCGGGACCGACCGGCAATACCGGCCCAGCGGGACCGACCGGCAATACCGGACCTCAGGGACCGACTGGAGCCACTGGCACTAGGGGCAGCCTTTGGTACATCGGCTCAGGTGCACCCGGATCAATTGCAGGCCAACTCCCAAACGACATGTATCTTGATACCGCCAGCGGAAGCGTTTACCAACTTTCTTGAAAAATGCCTTGGTCGTTAGTCACTAATATTGCTGGTAGCGCCGGTCCGACTGGAGGAACCGGCACCCAGGGTCCGACTGGTAATACCGGTCCGCAAGGACCGACTGGACTAACCGGAGTAAGAGCCAGCAATTGGTATGCTGGCACAACTGCTCCGGGAACAATTACCGGCCAATTACCAAACGACATGTACTTAAACAGTACCAACGGCGACGTCTACCAATACACTTAGGATATGGCTTGGTCACAAATCGGAAACATAAAAGGCCCGATCGGATCTACAGGTCCGCAAGGACCGACCGGACCTGCCTCAACCGTGCCTGGTCCTCAGGGACCAGCAGGCGCCACAGGTCCCCCAGGACCGACCTCGGTGAGCGGCGATGCCGGAAACACGGCAATGCTGGGTACCGACAATTTGTTGTTTGTTCCAGCTACCCAACTAGCGACAGCGACCAAACAAGGTTCCATCGTTCAGCTTACCAATAAGGCAACAGATTTTCTGGATGGCACAAACCATTTCCAGGACCTAACCAGCGCCATCGCTCCTGCCATCACCCAGATGCGCCTGCGCAGTTTTAACGCGGTGGGCAACTGTAATTTTTCTGTGACGCAACGCAATTGCGGATCTGTGCTTGCTAATCCTGCCGGGGGTTCATTTCTCGAAGACCGATGGATTTATAGTAAATCCGGCAGTTTAACTGGAGCCGTGTCAATCCAAAAACAAGGACCTGCGACCAGCGCGGCAGCGGCTGTTCCAATTCCTGGTGGCAATTTCCTAATCAGTGACGGATTTTTACGCTTTACGGTGACTACAGCACAGGCTTCCTTGGCTGCTGGAGATTTTTGTTATTTTGCTCAGTATATCGAAGGTCCGCTGTTTCGAGAGCTATGGAACGACGTACATAGCCTATCAATCCTATGCCGCTCAAGTGTTGCCGGCCTTAAATTCGGAGCGATACTGCAATCGCCAAATAATGGATACAGTTTGCCTAATTTATGCACAATTCCATCCGCAAATATTTGGACGCTTTGCACATTGCCTAATTTGTTAGTGTGGCCTAGCGCAGGAAATTTCTCGATCACTCCAGGGCAAGTTGGTTATTTCATGGTGATATCGCTGGCCTGCGGAACAACATATACCGCTCCATCCAACGGAACATGGCTTGCGAGTAACTATATCGCAGCAAATGGACAATCGAACCTGTATGCCACAAATGGAGCGACCCTGGATTTTGCCTTCATCCAGCACGAGCCCGGGCCGAACTGCACGCAATTGATGGATCTACCGTTCGATAATAATTTGTGGGCATGTAAGCGATATTTCCAGAAATCAGGGCCTTACGCCAATGTCGTTCCCACTGGAGCGGATGCCATGTGCCTAGGGAGGATTGCCGCTCCTAGTAGTGCCACGGTGCGTTGTAATTATATGTTTGAACGGGAAATGGCGAAAGCGCCAACGATGACCAATTGGGACGCTGGAACGACAGCAAATAATGTCTTTGTTGATGGAGGAGGCAGCGTCGCTATTTCTGGTGGAGGAGGTGCCATAGGACGCACCACCAAAGGATTAACTTACTTTAATCTTGCTAGTTCCCAAACCAATACCAACTCTGTAGCTGGGCAGATTATAGCAGACACC